TATTATTGATTGGTATTGCCTGTCCACGTTTTCTTCTTGGATAAAATCCCTCAGTTAATATGACTTGTCTAGGCACTCTTTTTCTTGATCTAAGAATTTGCTCTTGTTCTGTTTCATTAAATACGAAGTTTTCTTTAGCTTCTTCGGGCAATAAAAGATCAACTTGAAAATAAGCAAAATCTAAAGTCATGCTTTCATAATATGGAATTAACTCGTCCTTCCAATCTAAAGTTGTTTGTCGATCTATTTGTGAATTAAGTAAATTTAAAATACCAGATGTTGTTGCAGTATTTTCTGCAAGTGTTTTATTAATTGTGTTTACTTGTTTTTTTAATAGATCATAATAAACACTAGCAAGTACATAATCCCAATTACCTAACAATCTATCGTATGCACTCCAAATGTCATTTTTTACTTCTGCATTTTCAAATCTACTTACACGATCTTCTTTTTTTATTTCTCTTAGTACATTTCGTCTTTCTATTAATTCGATAGCACTTGTAAATTTGTTTTGTTCATCTCTTCTGTTCATGGCTCGTACAAGTTTATTACTCCAATCTCTACCGGCATTACCACCCCATAAAGCCCAAGCAATTCTTCCATTACTTGGATAGCCATCTTCTCCCGGACTATAACCATCTGCTCTTTTGTCGATCTCATGTCTTGGGAAGTATTTAGCAATATGTCTAGCCTTTTGTGGACTTACAGTTGTGTTGTTTATAATGTATCTTGCTGATGACAAACCGACTGATGTTCCACCTCGTCCATATTCTTTTCTCCAAGCAAGACCTCTTTTAGCTTCTTCTTTGGCCCCTTTAGGAATTGTAAAATCTATGTCATCATAAATACCTTTTGATAGTGATTTCTTACTTGATAACGGATGTGCTGATGGAAGTAAGTCTGTATCAAATTTACCACCTCTAAATTTAAGTGTTCTACAAGCATATAAGAAAGCATTAACTCTAGCGTATGCCCATTGATCTGCTGATGTAACTGTTGGCCTTACTGAACTAGGATTAGTATTATAAGCACCTATTCCTCTTTTAAATACTGCAATTAGCATTCTAAGAGTTACTTTTTTTCTAGAGTCATCTCCGTGCTTTTCGTTATGTTCCTCTACTTTTTTTTTGAGGGCTTTCTTTACTTTTTCACTAATCATTTTTAGGATTGTTTGAATATCGGCTTATCTGATCGAGTCTTTGTTGAGCTAATTTTCTTGTTGGATAACAACCCATGTTTTTTCCACTATCTTCTGCAATTACGCAGAATTGATCCTCTATTTTTTTAATTACTTTAGTTCCTTTTGAGGCTTCGTCATCTTCGGTTACAACTTCTGGAGTATATTCTGGTTCATCTCTGTTTGTTTCCGGTGTGTCCATTTTCATGTCCGGATAATGCAGATGTACATTTATTGGTAAAATGTAGTAGTTCATCTTATCATCAAACGGTAGTCCTGCTTGTTCTCTTGCTTCTGCAACGGTTATCCACCCACCTTGAACACCAACATTTAATCGATCATACATATCATTCTGATCTGTTTGTAATGCTCTTACCTGTGTAAAATCATATTCAGCTTCATATAAAGAATTATCTGTATAATCTTTTAACAATATCTGTTGTGTTATTTCTTCGCCAACCATTCTCCATAATGGAATTAATTTGTTCTCTGTAAAAAACTCTCTTAGTTCTCTAGCGTTTGAATATGTGGCATGTTTTAGACCTGCACCAAGTCCTGCAAGAATAGCCGGTACACCAAGAACGGCACTAATTCTTTCTTCTGGAACTTGTCTTAATAGTCCAATGTCAAGATCTTTTGGACTGAATGATAATTTTTCTACATTCATAGCCCCACTCATTACCAATGGCTTTCCTTTGTTTCTACCCGAAACCTTTTGTTGGTACTGTTTAGAAATCTGTTCTGCTTCTTCCTGTGTAGGTCCAAAATCGTCTTTTGGTGTGATCATGACTGACGGAACGCCCATATTAGCTAATAATGCAGTTGCCATTTGTCCTGCTGATTCATCTCCGTATATTTCTCTTAATACAGTTTTAAGAGGACTTAAGCCTTTTTTATGGTTTGTTGGATCTAAGCCTAATTTAAAATGTACAACATCACTTGTATCTAGTTTTATTTTAGATCCCTCTGTTTCGTAAATATAATATTGTATTAATTCTTCTGCGCTTCCTTTAGGTGTTACTTGGTCCGGCATTAAAGGATAAAGTGCTACGAGTTGACCTGTTACATTATATTGTTTTAACAAATAAGCATTACCGGATACATGCATAGCGTTAATAATGTATTGTTGTATTATATCTCCGGACATGTAAGGATTTGGTCTACGCAGTAAAAGACTTAGTGGGTGGTTTGGTACATCTTCTTTTTGTCCCTCATCATTGTAATAACAAACTTTTAAAGTAGCTTCTGAGAATGATAAACCTAATAATTGTAAACAAGCTGTAACTGCCGAGTTACTTTCTCCATTACCTAATCCCTCTGTATTCCAATTACCTGCAATAGAGTTATAGCCTTGAATAAATGTATTATTTCCGTAAATACTTTCGTTTGGATCATCTCTAAAAAAGTTTCCTGTATTTCTTTTTATTTCTGTTGTTCTTCCAAACAGTATGTCGCTAAATTTTCTTCTCTCGGCCAATTTGTATCCTTTTAAATCTTACAGTAGAATAGTAGTCTATAAATCCCAATTTGTTTAGTAAGCAACCCACTTTTTATTTCTCTGTGTTTCGAGTATAGCATAAGCCAAACTGTCTACTTGGTCGTCATGTTCTCCCTCTGGGAATTGTAAAAGCTCTCGTTCTAACTCATCAAACCATAAAGCATTCTCAATAAAATAAACCTGTCCTTGTTCCATTCTTGCAGATAAAGGCATAGCTCTACTTACTTTATCTCGATCTGCTTTTAACTCTACAACCGGCAGTCCCTCTCTTCTAGCCATTTGAACTAATGCTAATTGATAACCTGCACGCTCAATTCCTATATAATCTAATTGCCAATCAGCAAGTGCTTTTTTAAGTAGTGGTATTATATCCGGTGCTTCTAGTCTTTTTCTTATGACCTCAAGAATAACGATATTATTTTTTGGAGTAACTCCAGAGATCGTAACCACTGTATAGTCTGCTTGCTCTTTTGTTGAAGTAGCAAGGTCAACTGTTGCAATTTTTCGAACATCTTTTGCTTTAATTGTTTCATTATCTAATACATAGTACTCGTTCTGTTCATAATTACCGTCTTTGTTTAAATCGGTTACAATTTGTGTTCTGAATCTTTTTAACCATTCTGTTTGGAACATTCCACCTGTTAACTCTACAAATTCAGCTAAATACTCTTGACTGTATAAATAACTACCGATTTCTTTTTTTGCAATCTCTAACTCAGATTTAGGAACATAAGGATTAGAACTAGTAGGAATTTGCCACCTTGCCCAATCTTCTCTGTTTTCTGCTTCATGATATAATTTTTCAAACCAGTTGTAGCCTTTTGGTGTACTAATAAACAAAGCACCACCTTGTCTTTCAGTTAATGTAGGTCTTACAACCTCTGCCCATGTGTTTTCTTTCATAAAGGCACACTCGTCAAGCACAACAAAATCAAGTCCTGCACCTCTTAATCGATCCGGATTATCAGCAGATTTAATTGATACCATTCCACCAAGTGGTGTAATAATTGTTTTTTCACTCTCTTTTATTATTGTTCCGTGTTCAATACCTATATTCCTTAGATCTTTCCAACCCTCTAAAGCCATACTATATGTAGGGGCTATCCACCAAGATCTACCACCTTTCCAAGCTTGTTCTAAACATAACCAAACACCTAGTCTTGTTTTACCCCAACGCCGTCCAGCAGCTAAAACTTTAAATCTTGCATTAGACATAGCAACATCTGTTTGGCCCTCATGAAGTTGTGGTAATTTAACTTTATATTTTGGTTTAATTAATTCGGTAGTTAATTCTGTTTCCATGTCTTTATTTTACATTAAATCAGCACTAAAGCACTCCACTACATTAGTACTTTGTAATTGTACGAATTGTACAGGTATGTACAGTATGTACAGGTATGTACTGATTAGTACTGATATGTACAGGTATGTACAAGATTGTACGATTTAAAACCGTAACCTTTCCGGCGTTTTTATTTTGTACATTATGTTGTACAAACAGTTAATGCTGATAAATACAGGTGTAGAGTTGTACAGTGCTACATTGCTGATAAATTCAGTACATTACTGTACAATTTAACGCTAAACACAGTATTCAATGCAATACACTGCATACTGCTGATTTTTCTTTTTTAGTCGCTATTTTTGTGGTTTTTCAAGTTCTTCGTCTAAATCATCAAGTAAAACATCATCAAATGTATAAGCCATTATTCAGCCATTGTTTTTAAACAGGGATTACAACACATATAATCTTTGCTTGTAAAAGGGAATGTATGATTATCTCCACAAATAAAACATATAAACTTTCTTATTTCCCTTGGTG